CATGGCGCCGTCGGTGGCAACGGGGCGGGTTGCCTCGCGGCCGCTTTCCAGATTGCTGCCGTTCAGGTAGTAGCGCACGTCCTTGTCGGCAGCGAACAGCTTGAGCACGGCGATGGCTTCGGCGCGCACGGTCAGTTTGATTTCCATGGTGGGTTCTCCCTATCTGTTTTCGAGGTATTCGAAGCCGACGCCGGCTTCCAGGAACATGGCCGAGGCGCTGCGCATGTCGTCGGCCCATCGCTCGCCGAAACCCTCGGCAGGCATCTGCGCGACGACGCGGGCAATGCCGGCCTGTATCAGCTTGGCCGCGCAGCGTGCGCACGGCGGGTGAGTCACGTAGAGGGTGCAGCCTTCCACCGGGCGGCCTGCGAACAGCAGGGCGTTTTCCTCGGCGTGGATGGTGCGGCGCAGCTTCTCTTCCCGGTCGAACAGGGCCTCGTCGGAGTCGCACACGGCGCGCGGGAATCCGTTGTAGCCCAGCGAGACAACCCGGTTCTTGGCATCCACGATCACGGCGCCCACGCCCGTGCTCGGGTCTTTGCTCCACGTGGCGATGAGATTCACCAGGCCCAACATGCGGCGGTCCCACTTGCTCATGCCAGCACCTCGTCGACGCGCTCGCAGGAATCAACAATCTCGACGCGCTGGCCCATCTTGCGCATGCGCTCGTGCTCACGTACCTGGTGCGGCTTGGCCTTCTCGCCGGGGGCCTTGAGTTCCACCCACAGGGTTTTGCCCGGCAGCATGGCGAGGCGGTCGGGCGCACCGTGGCGGCCTATCCATTTCACCTTGCGGACTTCGCCGCCCATGGCCTTGACGCGCTCGACAAGGTAGTTCTCGATGGTGCTCTCACGCATGGCGGGTGCGCCTCCATGCGGTTTTGAGGGCGAGCGCGCGGCCGTAGCCGAAGCCTCGGTACATGCGATAAAGACGGTACAGGGTCATAGGTCAGTCCTTCCGGTAGCGATAGGCTTCAAAGCCGGCCGCAGCGAGCGGCAGGCCCTTGGCCCAGGTGGGGGTGGTTGCCATCAAGCCGGCCAGGTGGTCGGCGTTGAATTCGTCGCGGTCCTCGGCTTCGGTGATGTTTTCGTCATGCACCGAGAGGACGATCTGGTAGCCGGCCGCCTCGATGGCCGGCATGTTCCCGGCGAGCACGTCACGGCTTGCGGCCTGGGTCACGTTCTCGGCCAGCTTGCCGCCGTAGGTTTTGAGGCGCGACCACTTGCGGCTGTACTGATTGACGCCCATGTAGGACAGCTTGCCGGCGTCGTCGAGTTGCGGGCTGGGGTAGCAGAGGAAGCGGCCGGACGGCAGGCGGATGCGCAGCCAGGCGCCGTCGCGGCGCAGCTTCAACATGCGGCATTCATAGGTCACGCCGGGGCGCATAACGGCCAGGCGGGCGGCTTCTTCGAGGTCTTTCCAGAATGAGGAAATGGCCGGGTGGGCGTAGCGCCACGAGCGCTTGAAGGAATCGCACACCAGCCAGGCGCGGTCGGACAGGCCGAAGGTCGGGCGCTTCTGCTGCTTCGTCCATTCCAGTGCGCGGGCTGCTTCGCCCATGATCGCGTCCGGGATGGCGTCGATAGCCTGCTCGCCCATGGCTTCGAGGTCGATGTTGTAGGCAGCGGCGAAGGTGAGGAAGGCGCCGACCCCGCCTTCGTAGCCGAGGGCGAGTTCCTGCACCTTGCCCACTTGCCGGTTGTCCTTGCTCACCGCCTCGGGCTTGATGCCGAACGACTTGGCATAGGCCAGCTTGTAGAGGTCGTGCCCTTTGCGGATGGGCTCGCCCTTGGCGTCGAGCGCCAGCGGTACGGGCCGCCGGTCGAGGTAGGCGGCCACCAGTTCGGTGCCGGTAATCCAGTCGCCGCCCTCGGTCTGCACCGTGTCGAAGTCGGCAAACGCCTGCAGCTTCCACTCTTCGCCGGCCAGGAAGGCGAGCACCCGGCCTTCGATGTTGGAGAGGTCAGCGACCACCAGCTTCTTGCCCTTGGGCGCGACGATGGCCCCACGGATTGCGCTGCTGGTCAGTTCCATGACGTTGCCGCGGAGCCGGTCCTCGCGACCCGCATACAGGGCCGCCAGGCCCTGGTCGATGGCGGCCTGCTTGAGCACGGGGCGCGGCAGGTTTTGGGGCTGGAACAGGCGCCCGGCCCAGCGGCCGGTGCGGCTGGCGCCGTTGAATTGCAGCGTGCCGCGCAGGCGGCCGTCGCTGCTCACCGCCTTGGCGAGGGTCTTGTACTTGCTGGTGCTGGTGGTGCTGGCCTGCAAGCGGATGGCGAGCAGTTCGCGCAACTCGGCCGGCAGGTCGGGGTCGGCAATGCGTCGTTCCAGCGTGCTCTGTTGCATATCCGGCAGGTCGATGCCGTAGGCCGCGACCAGGTGGCGCAGCAGCGCATCGCGCTGGGTGGCCGCCTGCACAACGCCCAGGGTCAGGTCACTGGTGCGCGCGGCGAGTACCTTCTGCGCGCGTTCGACGGCGCGGATGGCAGCGTGCGCCAAGTCGGTGTCGACCATGACGCCCCGGTCGTTGATCGCCTGGTCGAGGTGCCACAAGGCGAGTTCCCCGGCCTGGTAGTTCCACGCCGGCAGCTTCTTGTCGATGGCGCGCATGGCCTCGATGTCGAGCCCGGCGTACTCCACGAACTTGGCCCACTCGGCGGGGTGCGTTTCGCGCGTGGCGCGGCGCACCTTGCTGGTGGCCGGGCGCGGCTTGCAGAATAGTTGAATCAACTGGCGGCCGGCCTTGTCCTTGGCCTTGTCGGTCGGCACCTTGAGGATGTCGCACAGATCGCCCAGCGAGCCCGGCAGGGAGTGGGCCAGGGCCTTGACCATGGTGTCGCGCCAGCGCTCGCGCGGCAGGCGGTAGCCACAATGCCAAAGCACCGTGCGGTCGAAGTGGGAGTTGTGGGCGTAGAGGATGACGGCCGGGTCGTCGAGCGCGTCGGCGAGGTCGTCGGGCATCAGGGGCCGGGCGGTGCAGTCCCACACTTTCACCGGGCCGTCGTCGAGGGCGTAGGCGAAAAGCATGATTTCCGCGCCTTCGGCGTAGGCGTGGGTGCCGTTGGTGATGGGCACCGCGCTGTAGGTTTCAAGGTCAAGCCAGAGGGTCGTCATGTTCTTTTCCGTGTTCGCTTTGGTGAGGCGGCGGGCGTGTGCGGTGCCGTCTGTACGGCTGGGGAGAGGCCCTAGGCAATCCCCAGGCTGCGCGCCGCCTCACCAAAGCGCCCGGCCCGAAGGCCGGGGCTTGGGGTGGTTAAACGAGGTCGTCGGCGGTGGCGCCTTCGGCGATGTCGTCGAACTCGTCCTCGCTCGCGGCACCGCCACCCGCGAAGGCGTCGCCGTCCTTGAAGAACTGAACACCGCGCAGGCTGGCGTTGATGCGCTTGCCGTAGTTGTTGTCCTGGGCCCACAGTTCGACGCTGGCATTCACGTAGCAGCCGGCGTAGGGCTTGCCGTCCTGCTCGGTGAGCGGGCTCTTGTCCTTGTCGATGACCAGCGGGCGGGTGGTGCTGCGCGCGGACACGTACAGGTTGCCGGGGAAGCCGTCATAGTTGGACTTGAGGTCGCCGTCGTGCAGGGCCACCTTGTCCTGGGCGCGCATCTGCTTGAGGATGGCGTCGGCCTTGGCGCCCCACTTGTCCTTGGCGACTTGCTCGATGGCCTGGTTGAGGGCCTTCACTTGCGGGTCGGCCGGGTCCATCAGGAAGGAAGCGGAAAACGCCGGCTTACCTTCGCCATTGACGGTCTTGGCCTCGAACAGCACGGGGAAAGCGAGGCGCACGTTGTTGAGTTTCAGTTTCATGGTTAAAGCTCCTTGGTCTGGAAAAATTGGGGGTACTCACGCTTGACCCGCTCGATGGCTTTCTCGATGGCTTTCACACGCGCGAGCGGGTCGGCCCGCGTGATGGGGGTTTGTGCCGCCTGTTGCAGCAGCTTTGCGGCGTCGCGGGGCAGCACGTTGGCAGGCGGCAGGTTCTTCACACCAAGTCCTCCACGCCTTCGGACACGTCGGCGAATTCGTCGGCGGTGGCCTGGATGACGAGGGCCGGGCGCTTGTCAGACTCGGGCGCCACGCTGGGCTTGCCTTCGCTCTGCGTAATGAGGCCCTGCAACTTCGGCCACTGGCGCGGGCCGATGGTCCCGGCCTTGTGCAGCTTCTCGGCGGTGGTCGGCGAAATCAGCGAGAAGTCGTACATTTCTTCCAGCTTCATGCGCATGGACTTCATGGTGGCCTCGACTTCCTTGTCGTCGGCCCAGCGGCGGGCGCCGCGTCGTCCTTCCACCAGCTTGAAACCGGGCACAGAGCGGCCGGCGAGCAGTTCGGCCTCGGCCTTGGCGCGGATGGCCTTGCACCAGGACTCGACCAGATCAACGGCGCCCAGCAGATTGCCGAGGATGGCGTTGTCGAAGGTGCGCTCTGCGGCGTGCTCGATCTGCGGCGCCACCGGCTGCGTGGTATCGACGAAATCGTCGGCCACCGTGGCGAGCACGTGCTCGGTCAGCGTCGGGCAGATCGCCTTGGCCTTGCAGAAGCGGCATTGATCGTTGCCGGGGTTGAGGTACTTCTCGTGCAGTTCCTTGTAGTTGCCGTGGTACTGCATGGCCGCGAAGCAGCGCTCGGCGCCGCGCTTGACGTGCTCGGCGAACAGCGTGCGCAGGTCCGGCACGTTGCGCACCCACTCGCTGATATGGTCGAGGCGGGGCTGCACGATGACGACGCGCGCGGTATGGAAGTCGCCGAGGAATTCGAACTCGTTGAGCGCTGCCAGGGCGTAAATCTGCAACTGCTCGTTGTTCTCGGCATCGACCTTGACGCCACGGCCATACTTCAAATCGACGATGACCAGTTCGTTGCCGGCCAGGATCACGGCGTCGGACGTGCCCTTGGCGCCGGCCTCGCCGGTAATCGCCTCGATGCTCAAGCGCTGCTCGACCATGAGTTCGCCGTCGATGCTGCGCACGTAGTCGAGGTACTTCTGCACGTGGCCGGCCATGTCGTCGGTGACTTCCCAGCCCTTGCCATTCACCTGGATGATGCGGCCCAGGTAGGCGGTGGCGTCGTTGCCGTTCGCCAGTGCCATGGCGGCCAGTTCGTGCGCTGCGGTGCCCTCGTCGGCGAAGTCGCTGGAATCGTCCGGGCAAGTCGCCTCAAGGGCAACGCTGCCGGGGCATTGAAGCCAGCGGTGTGCGCTGGATGGGGAGAGTTTGGCGTGCTCGCTCATTCGGATACTTCCTCGGTTTCGGGTTCAACAAATTCGCCTTGGGCGTCGAGGGCGTACCAGGTGTCCGGCTTGATGCCGTTCTCGCCCACCTTGCTGGCGCGGATGTGGATCAGGCGGCCGTCGTTTTCGTCGCGGTAGCAGAGAACGATGGCGCCACCGGCTGCTGCGCGGGCGCGGCCTTGGATACCGAGCGAGGCGGCGACGGACTCGGCACCCTTCACCTCGGCCGCCGAGTAGTCGCCCGTGTTCGTGGCCGCCGACTGGTAGCCCGTGTTCGTGGCCGCCGAGTAGTCGCCCGTGTTCGTGGCCGCCGAGTAGTCGCCCGTGTTCGTGGCCGCCGACTGGTAGCCCGTGTTCGTGGCCGCCGACTGGTAGCCCGTGTTCGTGGCCGCCGAGCGGTTGCCCGTGTTCGTGGCCGCCGAGCGGTTGCCCGTGTTCGTGGCCGCCGAGC